ACACATTCGGACGGTCACACATCAATTAGTAAGACGCCAAAAGTAACAGGCAAAGGACAACAATACTTTGTTAATAAGTTTTTAGGAGAAAAATAAAAATCTTAATAGGAGGAATTATCAATGAACACACTATACAAAACAACCCTCCTCATCACAATGGCAGTTGTGACGTGGAAGGTTGTAAAGATTGAGAAAAACACAAGATTTAAACTTAGAAATTTTGATTATCCAAAAATTAATAATGCTCAGAGCAAATCATTGTTGGATATTGCTAGTCACGATCTAAAAGATATTTAACTGTATTCAAAATTTTCATATCTTGTTGAGCTTTTAAGCTTTCGTATAAAGCTATTGAATAAATAATTTCGTAAGATACGTTTTCAGGAGCATCTTCTTTCAACTTATTTATTCTATCTCTAAAAAAGTCACTGTCACCACCGAATTCTTTTTCGGCTTGATTACTAAGTTCACCAAAGAAATTTTGAAAATCATTAAATTCCATACTTATCACCTCCTTTCACTAGGAGATAACTAAATTATACACAACACAAAAATAAAAAGGAGGAATAGATATGATAAAAAATAGTTTGCAAGCTAAAGAACTTGCAGTAATTTTATCTGTTTCTAAATCCAAAGCAGGACAAATAATAAGAGAACTGAATAAAGAGCTTGAAGACGAAGGTTACATTGCGATTCGAGGCAGAATACCAGTCCAATTAGCTAGAGAAAAATTCCCTTATCACGACTTATCAGACCAGAGAATAATGGAGGAGTTGAAAAAAGAAAATGAGTAAAACTTATAAAAGCTACTTATTAGCAGTATTATGCTTCACAGTCTTAGCGATTGTACTCATGCCGTTTCTATACTTCACCACAGCATGGTCGATTGCGGGATTCGCAAGTATAGCGACATTCATATTTTATAAGGAATACTTTTATGAAGAATAAAAAAACTGCTACTCACGGCAATGAGTAACAGTATCAAATATTCAGGAAATAAAATTCAAGTTCAATATAAAACGAAAAACGGAGGAAGTCAAGATGTATTACGAAATAGGCGAAATCATACGCAAAAATATTCATGTTAACGGATTCGATTTTAAGCTATTCATTTTAAAAGGTCATATGGGCATATCAATACAAGTTAAAGATATGAACAACGTACCAATTAAACATGCTTATGTCGTAGATGAGAATGACTTAGATATGGCATCAGACTTATTCAACCAAGCAATAGATGAATGGATTGAAGAGAACACAGACGAACAGGACAGACTAATTAACTTAGTCATGAGATGGTAGGAGGTCGCTATGAAGCAGACTGTAACTTATATCATTCGTCATAGGGATATGCCAATTTATATAACTAACAAACCAACCGATAACAATTCAGATATTAGTTACTCCACAAATAGAAATAGAGCTAGGGAGTTTAACGGTATGGAAGAAGCGAGTATCAATATGGATTATCACAAAGCAATCAAGAAAACAGTGACAGAAACTATTGAGTACGAGGAGGTAGAACATGACTGAACAAACATTATTTGAACAGTTGAACAGTAAAAACGTGAATGATCATACAGAACAAAAAAATGGATTAACTTATCTAGCATGGTCATATGCACACCAAGAGCTGAAAAAGATTGACCCAAACTACACAGTAAAAGTACACGAGTTTCCACATCCAGATATTAACACAGAAAATTATTTTGTACCTTATTTGGCTACACCAGAAGGCTATTTTGTACAGGTATCTGTGACTGTGAAAGATAGTACAGAGACTGAGTGGCTTCCAGTATTGGACTTTAGAAATAAATCGCTTGCTAAAGGTAGTGCAACAACTTTCGATATTAACAAAGCGCAAAAACGATGTTTTGTTAAAGCTTCGGCTTTACACGGTTTAGGCTTATATATCTACAACGGCGAGGAACTACCAAGTGCAAGTGACAACGATATTACAGAATTAGAAGAGCGTATCAATCAGTTCGTGAACTTATCTCAAGAAAAAGGGCGAGATGCAACTATCGATAAAACGATGAGATGGCTAAAAATATCTAACATTAATAAATTAAGTCAAAAACAAATCGCAGAAGCACACCAAAAATTAGATGCGGGATTAAAACAATTGGATAGTGAGGAGAAACAATAATGTTAAACAGAGCAGTATTAGTAGGACGCTTAACAAAAGACCCAGAATTAAGAAGCGCGCCAAATGGCGTAAATGTAGGTACATTCACATTGGCAGTAAACAGAACATTCACGAATGCTCAAGGCGAGCGTGAAGCAGATTTTATAAACGTAGTAGTGTTCAAGAAACAAGCTGAAAATGTTAAAAACTACCTTTCTAAAGGGTCGCTGGCAGGTGTAGACGGGCGACTACAAACACGTAGCTACGAAAATAAAGTCGGGCAACGTGTATTTGTGACAGAAGTAGTAGCGGACAGTGTTCAATTCTTAGAACCGAAGAATAACAACCAACAACCAAACAACAATTATCATCAACAAAGACAAACTCAAACTGGTAATAATCCTTTTGATAATACCACTGCGATTACTGATGATGACTTACCGTTCTGATTGGAATGATTAAATGCCGAAAATTACTAGTTATATCACTCAAGACGACGGCACAACAACAGTTGTCATCTCTGATGTTGAATTAGGCAATAAAGAAACATTACTACTTGATAACGGGTTTGATGTAGAAGTAGATGTAAACGTTATAGATCCGTTTCAAATTACCGGCAAGCAACGTCGAAAAATATTCGCGCTTGTCAAAGACATAGAAGAACATACAGGTCAACCAATGGACTATATGAGACATATGTTCATCGAGTTTGTAAGAACGTACTACGGCTATGATGAACGTATTTCGCTAAGTAATTGTACGAGAACACAAGCAAGTCAAATCATTGAAGCAACGCTTGACTGGACGTTCTACAATGACATACCACTTAGCTACAAAACGAGTAATCTACTGAAACAAGATAAATCATTCTTATACTGGTCAACTGTTAACCGCAACTGTGTAATATGCAGAAAGCCTCACGCTGACCTAGCGCATTACGAAGCAGTAGGTAGAGGCATGAACAGAAACAAGATGAATCACTACGACAAACATGTATTAGCGTTATGTCGCGAACATCATAACGAGCAACATGCGATTGGTGTTAAGTCATTTGATGATAAATATCAATTGCATGACTCGTGGATAAAAGTTGATGAGAGGCTCAATAAAATGTTGAAAGGAGAGAAAAATGAATGAATAGACTAAGAGTAATAAAAATAGCACTCCTAATCGTCATCTTGGCGGAAGAGATTAGGAATGTTAGAAATTATAAAAAAGCTGTAGGAAAACCATTTTCTAGATATTAAAAACAACATTTGGCAAATGCTTTGCCAAAAGAGGTAATTTCAATGTACCCCTTGTCATACTCAATACAGGCAGGTTTTACAATTGTATAAACTTCATTGATAGATAAATTATAGTAACGAGATATATTTTCTATACCAAAATGATTAATCATATTAAAAACATCACGAACTTTTTTGTAAGTTTCTTTTTCATATTTTTGAATATAATTATTGATTATTTTGGGATCATCAAAACTTTCATAAAGATTTTCATTAGTATAAGAATTTAGACCTATGTCAATTTTTAATAAACCAATTCTTTCTAAATTATTTAATGAAATTTCTGTTGAATTTAAATCGATTGGTGAATTAGAAATAATACTATCTGACAAAAAGTCGCCTGCCTTACTATTGTCTCGTATATATTTGTATCTTACAGCCGGAATAACTTTTTGATTGCATAGAAATTTAAACAATATTGCATCTTTAGGTGACATTTGTTTAATAAGCTCAACAAAAGAGTGATGTACGTCATTTGTTTTGCGATTGTCCATTGCAGATGCAATTAAATTAGAGAAAAGATCTCTTATTACTCTTTCGCTAATATAAAATTTAGAACTTTCAATAGCGGGTCCAATTATTGAAAGTTCAGGTTCTTGTAGATTATTATCAGGTATCTTTTTTACCTTAGATTCAATATTAGCTTTAAAGTCAGTCAAGTCTAATTCTCGTTTATATTGTATTTTAGCAACCCAGTTATGATATCCACCAAAAATTAAATCCCAAGTAGAATTTAATGTTTTGATAGGTCCATCTGCAGCACCTTGAATAATTTTATCAATACCTTTACCTAAAATAGGATCCATAATTATTCACCCCCAATCTAACGCAATAGCGATAATAAAATTATACCAGAAAGGAGATAACGAAATGGCAACATTTAGAACGATAAAAGAAAGTGGCGATTTTGTAACTGTGCATAAATCTTTTGTGTTCGATAGTAATTTAAGTGCTAAAGCTAAAGGGATATTATTGTATTTCCTAAGTCGTCCTGACAATTGGCAAATATACACGTCAGAAGTAGTTAAACATATGAATGATGGACAAAAATCAATCAATAGTGGCGTTCAAGAACTTATGGATAATAAATATGTTCACAGAATACAAAAAAGAGCTGAAAACGGTGTGTTTAAAGGTTTTGAATACTTAGTTTACGAAAAACCAACCGAAATGCCATTTTCGGAAAACGGATTATCGGCAAACGGGTTTTCGGAAAACGGAAAAACGGAAAACCGAAAAGGGCGTACTACTAATAATAATAGTACTAATAATGATTTAACTAATAATAACAATACTAATAATGATGGAAGTATATTGTCGGGCAACCCGACTGTGTATTCCATTCCCTATAAAGAAATTATCGAATACTTAAACAAAAAAACAGGAAAGCATTTTAAACACAATACAGCTAAAACAAAAGATTTTATTAAAGCAAGATGGAATCAAGATTTTAGGTTGGAGGATTTTAAAAAGGTGATTGATATCAAAACAGCTGAGTGGCTAAACACGGATAGCGATAAATACCTTAGACCAGAAACACTTTTTGGTAATAAATTTGAGGGATACCTCAATCAAAAAGCAGAACCAACTGGCATAGATCAATTGGAACGTATGAAGTACGACGAAAGTTATTGGGATTAGGGGGGATATTATGAAACCACTATTCAGTGAAAAGATAAACGAAAGTTTGAAAAAATATCAACTTACTCATGTCGAAAAAGGATTGGAATGTGAGAGATGTGGAAGTGAATACGACTTATATAAGTTCGCTCCTACTAAAAAACACCCGGATGGTTACGAGTATAAAGACGGTTGCAAATGTGAAATCTATGAGGAATATAAGCGAAACAAGCAACGGAAGATAAACAACATATTCAATCAATCAAACGTTAATCCGTCTTTAAGAGATGCAACAGTAAACAACTACAAGCCACAAAATGAAAAACAAGTACACGCTAAACAAACAGCAATAGAGTATGTTCAAGGCTTCTCTACAAAAGAGCCAAAATCATTAATATTGCAAGGTTCATACGGAACTGGTAAAAGCCACCTAGCATACGCTATCGCAAAAGCAGTTAAAGCTAAAGGGCATACGGTTGCTTTTATGCACATACCAATGTTGATGGATCGTATCAAAGCGACATACAACAAAAATGCAGTAGAGACTACAGACGAGCTAGTCAGATTGCTAAGTGATATTGATTTACTTGTACTAGATGATATGGGTGTAGAAAACACAGAGCACACTTTAAATAAACTTTTCAGCATTGTTGATAACAGAGTAGGTAAAAACAACATCTTTACAACTAACTTTAGTGATAAAGAACTAAATCAAAATATGAACTGGCAACGTATCAATTCAAGAATGAAACACAATGCAAGAAAAGTAAGAGTAATCGGAGACGATTTCAGGGAGCGAGACGCATGGTAACCAAAGAATTTTTGAAAATTAAACTTGAGTGTTCAGATATGTACGCTCAGAAACTCATAGACGAGGCACAGGGCGATGAAAATAAGTTATATGACCTATTTATCCAAAAACTTGCAGAACGTCATACACGCCCCGCTATCGTCGAATATTAAGGAGTGTTAAAAATGCCGAAAGAAAAATATTACTTATACTGAGAAGATGGCACAGAAGATATTAAGGTCATCAAGTATAAAGAGAATGAGAATGAAGTTTATTCGCTCACAGGAGCCCATTTCAGCGACGAAAAGAAAATTATGACTGATAGTGACCTAAAACGATTTAAAGGCGCTCACGGACTTCTATATGAGCAAGAGCTAGGTTTACAAGCAACGATATTTGATATTTAGAGGTGGCGCAATGAGTAAATACAATGCTAAGAAAGTTGAGTACAAAGGAATTGTATTTGATAGCAAAGTAGAGTGTGAATATTACCAATATTTAGAAAGTAATATGAATGGCACTAATTATGATCATATCGAAATACAACCGAAATTCGAATTATTACCAAAACTAGATAAACAACGAAAGATTGAATATATTGCAGACTTCGCGTTATATCTCGATGACAAACTGATTGAAGTTATCGACATTAAAGGTATGCCAACCGAAGTAGCAAAACTTAAAGCTAAGATTTTCAGACATAAATACAGAAACATAAAACTCAATTGGATATGTAAAGCACCTAAGTACACAGGCAAAACATGGATTACTTACGAGGAATTAATTAAAGCAAGACGAGAACGCAAAAGAGAAATGAAGTGATCTAATGCAACAACAAGCATATATAAACGCAACGATTGATATAAGAATACCTACAGAAGTTGAATATAAGCATTTTGGTGATGTGGATAACGAAAAAGATGCGCTGGCAGATTACTTATATAACAATCCTAACGAAATACTAGAGTATGACAATTTAAAAATTAGAAACGTAAATATAGAGGTGGAATAAATGGCAAGAATTACCAAAGAAACAAAAACTGTAAGCGACGGTTATTCAAGAGAAGACCGAGAAACGACATTGAACTATGATTACGAAAATCAAGAATGGATTGCTTACTCATCGGTACCGACACATATTACTAGAATGACAAAGTTGTACGGCGATGATGTAGAGGTATTGGAACGATTAGAATCTGGGACTGCGGTATTGGTTAGGGCGAAACTACCTAAAAGCGCAATAGGTTTTAGAAAATTAATGTCTGAAGAGCGACGACAAGAATTATCTGAGAGAGCAAAAAGAGCTTTTGGTCATTAGTGCTCGTGAATATAGGGCGAAAAACGACCAAAAAGACACACTAATACTTTTTAGGATAAATAACATCCGGAGAAAAAAACATGAGCTTTAAAAATTTTAACACAGGATAAATACAGAGGTGGAATAAATGAGTATCGTAAAGATTAACGGTAAACCATATAAATTTACCGAACATGAAAATGAATTGATAAAAAAGAATGGTTTAACTCCAGGAATGGTTGCAAAAAGAGTACGAGGTGGCTGGGCGTTGTTAGAAGCCTTACATGCACCTTATGGTATGCGCTTAGCTGAGTATAAAGAAATCGTATTATCCAGAATTATGCAACGAGAGAGCAAAGAACGTGAAATAGCTAGGCAACGACGTAAAGAGGTTGAACTACGTAAGAGGAAACCACATTTGTTTAATGTACCACAAAAACATTCACGTGATCCGTACTGGTTTGATAATACTTATAACCAAATGTTTAAGAAATGGCAGGAAGCATAAATGCCTAAAACCGATAACGCACGCAAAGAATACTTAAACCATTTTTTCGGATCTAAGAGATATCTGTATCAGGATAACGAAGGAGTGGCACATATCCATGTAGTAAACAGCACTTATTACTTTCACGGGCATATCGTACCAGGTTGGCAAGGCGTTAAAAAGACATTTGATACTGCTGAAGAGCTCGAAATATATATAAAGCAACATGGTTTGGAATACGAGGAACAGAAGCAACTAACTTTATTTTAGAGGAGATGGAAACAATGAAAATCAAAGTTAAAAAAGAAATGCTATTAGACGAGTTAATTAAATGGGCGCGAGAAAATCCGGAGCTATCACAAGGGAAAATATTTTTTTCAACAGGATTTAGTGATGGATTCCTTCGTTTTCATCCAAATACAAATAAGTGTTCGACGTCAAGTTTTATTCCAATTGATATCCCCTTCATAGTTGATATTGAAAAAGAAGTAACGGAAGAGACTAAGGTTGATAGGTTGATTGAATTATTCGAGATTCAAGAAGGAGACTATAACTCTACACTATATGAGAACACTAGTATAAAAGAATGTTTATATGGCAGATGTGTGCCTACCAAAGCATTCTACATCTTAAACGATGACCTAACTATGACGTTAATCTGGAAAGATGGGGAGTTGCTAGTATGATGTTGAAATTTAAAGCTTGGGATAAAGATAAAAAAGTTATGAGTATTATTGACGAAATCGATTTTAATAGTGGGTACATTTTGATTTCAACAGGTTATAAAAGTTTCAATGAAGTAAAACTATTACAATACACAGGATTTAAAGATGTGCACGGTGTGGAGATTTATGAAGGGGATATTGTTCAAGATTGTTATTCGAGAGAAGTAAGTTTTATCGAGTTTAAAGAAGGAGCCTTTTATATAACTTTTAGCAATGTAACTGAATTACTAAGTGAAAATGACGATATTATTGAAATTGTTGGAAATATTTTTGAAAATGAGATGCTATTGGAGGTTATGAGATGACGTTCACCTTATCAGATGAACAATATAAAAATCTTTGTACTAACTCTAACAAGTTATTAGATAAACTTCACAAAGCATTAAAAGATCGTGAAGAGTACAAGAAGCAACGAGATGAGCTTATTGGGGATATAGCTAAGTTAAGAGAGCGTAACGAAGAGCTGGAGAACATGTGGCGCACAGTCAAAAATGAATTGCTTGGAAGATACGAATTTTACCGTTTTAGACTTAACGAACTACAGATTGAGAGTAGAGCGAACAAGGCAGTAGCTATAAACATGGGAGCTAAAATCAACGCAAGTGCTATATTGTACCGAATGGACAAATTAGACGGAACAAATGAGTTCTACGAATTTTTAGGACAAATGGAGGATGACACTAATGAATAACCGTGAACAAATAGAACAGTCCGTTATAAGTGCTAGTGCGTATAACGGCAATGACACAGAGGGATTACTAAAAGAGATTGAGGACGTGTATAAGAAAGCACAAGCGTTTGATGAAATACTTGAGGGAATGACAAATGCTATTCAACATTCAGTTAAAGAAGGTATTGAACTTGATGAAGCAGTAGGGATTATGGCAGGTCAAGTTGTCTATAAATATGAGGAGGAATAGGAAAATGACTAACACATTACAAGTAAAACTATTATCAAAAAATGCTAGAATGCCCGAACGAAATCATAAGACGGATGCAGGTTATGACATATTCTCAGCTGAAACTGTCGTACTCGAACCACAAGAAAAAGCAGTGATCAAAACAGATGTAGCTGTGAGTATACCAGAGGGCTATGTCGGACTATTAACTAGTCGTAGTGGTGTAAGTAGTAAAACGTATTTAGTGATTGAAACAGGCAAGATAGACGCGGGATATCATGGCAATTTAGGGATTAATATCAAGAATGATGAAGAACGTGATGGAATACCCTTTTTATATGATGATATAGACGCTGAATTAGAAGATGGATTAATAAGCATTTTAGATATAAAAGGTAACTATGTACAAGATGGAAGAGGCATAAGAAGAGTTTACCAAATCAACAAAGGCGACAAACTAGCTCAATTGGTTATCGTGCCTATATGGACACCGGAACTAAAGCAAGTGGAGGAATTCGAGAGTGTTTCAGAACGTGGAGCAAAAGGCTTCGGAAGTAGCGGAGTGTAAAGACATCTTAGATCGAGTCAAGGAGGTTTTGGGGAAATGATACAATACTTAGTTACAACATTCAAAGATTCAACAGGACGTAAGCATACACACATAACTCGAGCTAAGAGCAATCAAAGCTTTACAGTTGTTGAGGCAGAGAGTAAAGAAGAAGCAAAAGAGAAGTACGAGGCGCAAGTTAAAAGAGATGCAGTTATTAAAGTGGGTCAGTTGTTTGAAAATATAAGGGAGTGTGGGAAATGACGGAGGTTAGAATTAAAACTATTTCAGGTGGAGTTTATTTTGTAAAAACAGCTGAACCTTTTGAAAAATATGTTGAAAGAACGGTAAATTTTAATGGTTTTATTTACGTAAGTAATATAATCAAACAGCCAACGTATATTAAAACAGATACGATTGAATCAATCACACTTATTGAGGAGCGTGGGAAATGAATCAGCTGAGAATTTTATTACATGACGGTAGTAGTTTGATATTACATGAAGATGAATTATTTAACGAAATAGTATTTGTTTTGGACAATTTTAGAAATGATGATGACTATTTAACGATAGAAAAAGATTATGGCAGAGAACTTGTATTGAACAAAGGTTATATAGTTGGGATCAATGTTGAGGAGGCAGACGATGATTAATATTCCTAAAATGAAATTCCCGAAAAAGTACACTGAAATAATCAAAAATATAAAAATAAAACACCTGAAGAAAAAGCTAAGATTGAAGATGATTTCATTAAAGAAATTAATGATAAAGACAGTGAATTTTACAGTCCTATGATGGCTAATATGAATGAACATGAATTAAGGGCTATGTTAAGAATGATGCCTAGTTTAATTGATACTGGAGATGACAATGATGATTAAACAAATACTAAGACTATTATTCTTACTAGCAATGTATGAGTTAGGTAAGTATGTAACGGAGCAAGTATATATTATGATGACGGCTAATGATGATGTAGAGGCGCCGAGTGACTTCGCAAAGTTGAGCGATCAGTCTGATTTGATGAGGGCGGAGGTGTCAGAGTAGATGATGTGGTTAGTCATAGCAATTATATTACTAGTCATCTTATTGTTTGGTGTGATGTTGCAAGCTGAACAGTTAAAAGGCGATGTGAAAGTTAAAGAGCGGTAGATAGAGATATTAAGAAGTAGATTGAGACATTTTGAAGATTAAAAATATTTGTATGGAGGGTATTCATGACTAAAAAGAAATATGGATTAAAATTATCAACAGTTCGAAAGTTAGAAGATGAGTTGTGTGATTATCCTAATTATCATAAGCAACTCGAAGATTTAAGAAGTGAAATAATGACACCATGGATTCCAACAGATACAAATATAGGCGGGGAGTTTGTACCGTCTAATACATCGAAAACAGAAATGGCAGTAACTAATTATCTTTGTAGTATACGAAGAGGTAAAATCCTTGAGTTTAAGAGCGCTATTGAACGTATAATCAACACATCAAGTAGGAAAGAACGCGAATTCATTCAAGAGTATTATTTTAATAAAAAGGAATTAGTGAAAGTTTGTGATGACATACACATTTCTGATAGAACTGCTCATAGAATCAAAAGGAAAATCATATCTAGATTGGCGGAAGAGTTAGGGGAAGAGTGAAATTGGCAGTAAAGTGGCAGTTTTTGATACCTAAAATGAGATATTATGATAGTGTAGGATATTGATTATCTTACTGCGTTTCCCTTATCGCAATTAGGAATAAAGGATCTATGTGGGTTGGCTGATTATAGCCAATCCTTTTTTAATTTTAAAAAGCGTATAGCGCGAGAGTTGGTGGTAAATGAAATGAACGAAAAACAAAAGAGATTCGCAGATGAATATATAATGAATGGATGTAATGGTAAAAAAGCAGCAATTTCAGCAGGTTATAGTAAGAAAACAGCAGAGTCTTTAGCAAGTCGATTGTTAAGAAATGTTAATGTTTCGGAATATATTAAAGAACGATTAGAACAGATACAAGAAGAGCGTTTAATGAGCATTACAGAAGCTTTAGCGTTATCTGCTTCTATTGCTAGAGGAGAACCTCAAGAGGCTTACAGTAAGAAATATGACCATTTAAACGATGAAGTGGAAAAAGAGGTTACTTACACAATCACACCAACTTTTGAAGAGCGTCAGAGATCTATTGACCACATACTAAAAGTTCATGGTGCGTATATCGACAAAAAAGAAATTACTCAGAAGAATATTGAGATTAATATTGGTGAGTACGATGACGAAAGTTAAATTAAACTTTAACAAACCATCTAATGTTTTCAACAGAAACATATTCGAAATACTAACCAATTACGATAACTTCACTGAAGTACATTACGGTGGAGGTTCGAGTGGTAAGTCTCACGGCGTTATACAAAAAGTTGTACTTAAAGCATTGCAAGACTGGAAATATCCTAGGCGTATACTATGGCTTAGAAAAGTCCAATCAACAATTAAAGATAGTTTATTCGAAGATGTCAAAGATTGTTTGATAAACTTCGGTATTTGGGACATGTGCCTTTGGAATAAGACTGATAACAAAGTTGAATTGCCAAACGGCGCAGTTTTTTTGTTTAAAGGATTAGATAACCCAGAGAAAATAAAGTCGATAAAAGGCATATCAGACATAGTCATGGAAGAAGCGTCTGAATTCACACTAAATGATTACACGCAATTAACGTTGCGTTTGAGGGAGCGTAAACACGTGAATAAGCAAATATTTTTGATGTTTAACCCAGTATCTAAACTGAATTGGGTTTATAAGTATTTCTTTGAACATGGTGAACCAATGGAAAATGTCATGATTAGACAATCTAGTTATCGAGATAATAAGTTTCTTGATGAAATGACACGACAAAACTTAGAGTTGTTAGCAAATCGTAATCCAGCATATTACAAAATTTATGCGTTAGGTGAATTTGCTACATTAGACAAATTAGTTTTCCCTAAGTATGAAAAACGTTTAATAAATAAAGATGAGTTAAGACATTTACCTTCTTATTTTGGATTGGACTTTGGCTACGTTAATGATCCTAGTGCTTTTATACATTCTAAAATAGATGTAAAGAAAAAGAAGTTATACATCATTGAAGAGTATGTTAAACAAGGTATGCTGAATGATGAAATAGCTAATGTCATAAAGCAACTTGGTTATGCTAAAGAAGAAATTACAGCAGATAGTGCAGAACAAAAAAGTATAGCTGAATTAAGGAATCTAGGGCTTAAAAGGATTTTACCAACCAAAAAAGGGAAGGGCTCGGTTGTACAAGGGTTACAATTCTTAATGCAATTTGAAATCATTGTTGATGAACGTTGTTTCAAGACTATTGAAGAGTTTGACAACTACACATGGCAAAAGGACAAAGATACAGGTGAATATACTAATGAACCAGTAGATACATACAATCATTGTATCGATTCGCTGCGTTATTCTGTGGAACGATTCTACAGACCAGTTAGAAAACGTACAAATGTAGGTTCGAAAGTTGACACAATAAAATCTCTAGGATTATAGGAGGGAACAAATGTTAAAAGTAAACGAATTTGAAACAGATACAGATCTACGGGGAAACATAAATTACTTATTTAATGATGAAGCCAATGTTGTTTACACATATGACGGGACGGAATCCGATTTATTACAAAACGTTAATGAAGTAAGTAAATACATTGAACATCACATGGATTACCAACGACCTAGATTGAAAGTGTTAAGTGATTATTACGAAGGTAAAACTAAGAACTTAGTTGAGTTAACACGACGCAAAGAAGAGTACATGGCAGATAACCGTGTAGCGCATGATTACGCATCTTATATTAGCGATTTTATTAACGGTTATTTCTTAGGTAATCCGATTCAATGTCAAGATGATGATAAAGATGTATTAGAAGCTATTGAGGCGTTCAATGATTTAAATGATGTTGAGTCACACAATAGATCTTTAGGATTAGATTTGTCAATTTATGGCAAAGCTTATGAGTTAATGATTAGAAACCAAGATGATGAAACGCGTTTATACAAGAGTGATGCAATGAGTACTTTTGTCATATACGACAATACAATTGAACGTAATAGTATCGCAGGAGTTAGATATTTAAGAACTAAACCAATAGACAAGACTGACGAAGATGAAGTGTTTACAGTTGATTTATTTACTTCTCACGGTGTTTATAGATATCTTACCAATAGAACAAATGGATTGAAGCTTACACCACGTGAAAACAGTTTTGAATCTCACTCATTTGAACGCATGCCTATCACAGAATTTAGCAATAACGAAAGAAGAAAAGGGGATTACGAGAAAGTAATCACTTTAATTGATTTGTATGATAATGCTGAATCAGATACTGCTAACTATATGAGTGATTTAAATGACGCTATGTTACTTATTAAAGGTAATTTGAATTTAGATCCCGTAGAAGTTAGAAAGCAAAAGGAAGCTAATGTTTTGTTTTTAGAACCGACTGTTTACGTAGACGCTGAAGGTAGAGAAACAGAAGGCTCTGTTGACGGTGGTTATATTTATAAACAATACGATGTACAAGGTACAGAAGCTTATAAAGACCGTTTAAACAGTGATATACACATGTTTACCAATACACCTAATATGAAAGATGATAACTTTAGTGGCACTCAATCGGGCGAGGCAATGAAATACAAATTATTCGGATTAGAACAACGTACTAAAACTAAAGAAGGATTGTTCACTAAAGGGTTAAGACGTCGTGCTAAGTTGTTAGAGACAATACTTAAAAATACACGGTCGATTGACGCTAACAAAGATTTCAATACTGTTAGATACGTATACAACAGAAACTTACCTAAATCATTAATCGAAGAATTAAAAGCTTATATTGATTCTGGTGGGAAGATTAGCCAAACAACTTTAATGTCTCTATTCTCGTTCTTCCAAGACCCTGAATTGGAAGTCAAGAAAATAGAAGAAGATGAGAAAGAATCTATTAAAAAAGCTCAAAAAGGTATTTATAAAGACCCTAGAGACATCAATGATGACGAACAAGATGATGATACAAAAGATACTGTTGATAAAAAGGAATGATTGTAATTGCCTAACAAAAACACTCAAGAATATTGGGAAGAACGCGGACGCAAAGCAATCGAGAATGAGTTAAAGCGAGATAAAACTAAAGCTGAAGAAATAGAACGTATATTGAATATGATGATTAAGCGCATTGAAAAAGAAATCAATGCGTTTATTGTTAAGTACGGAGATTTTGCAGGCGTTACATTACAAGAAGCACAAAAGATTATTGATGAGTTCGATGTAAAAGCGTTTCAAGAAGAAGCAAAAAGATTGGTCGAAAACAAGGACTTTAGCGATAGAGCAAATGAAGAATTAAAGAAGTATAACACGAAAATGTATGTATCTAGAGAACAGATGTTAAAGGTTCAAATAGAATTCTTAATTGCTTATGCAACAGCTCAAACAGAATTATCGATGAGGGAATATTTCGAATCAACAGCTTATCGTGTGTTCAGTGATCAAGCAGGTATTTTAGGTGAAGGTGTACAAGTAGCTAAAGAAGTTATAGATACAATCGTTGATACACAATTTCATGGTGTCGTTTGGTCAGAGCGATTATGGACTAATACTGAAGCGATGAAACAAGAAGTAGAAGAAATAATTGCTAATGTGGTTATTAGAGGTCGACATCCAAATGAATATGTTAAAGATATGCGCAAGCACCTAAACAAATTCGAAGGCACAGCAAGACAAAAGACTGCAGCAATTAAATCATTGCTTTATACGGAATCGGCACGTGTTCACGCACAATCAAGTATTGACAGCATGAAAGAAATTTCACCGGAAGGATATTATATGTATATTGCAAAAATTGATAGTAGAACAACTAAAGTATGCAAGGGGCTTAATGGAGAAATATTCAAAGTTAAAGACGCTAAAATTGGTGTTAATTTCTACCCTATGCATATCAATTGTCGTTCAGATTGTGCATTACTACCTAAATCTATGTGGCCGAAAAAACCAAACAAAAAACGACAAACAAAATACTTTGGAGGAAAAGTGAAAAGCGATGATTGATTTAAAAGTAAAAGTTTTTAAAGGCAAGTTAGCATTGTATGATAGTAAATTAAGTGTTTGGAGGATATTGGTATGAGCAATACTGACAAATACCTTAGAGACATAGCAAGAGAGTTAAAAGGTATACGTAAAGAGTTACAAAAGCGAAACGAAACAGTTATTATTGATGCAAACTTAGACAGCGTAAGGTCGGCAGTATTAGCCAATAAAGAAAAACCGAAATATAACGAACCACTCTTTTAATAGCTAGCACTTAATTGTGTTGGCTATTTTTTATGTCCAAAACGTGCTGATGACATAAAAAGCACGCATGGAAAAACAGTCGACAGACTATAAATGGAGGTATATCTCATGGAAGAAAATAAACTTAAGTTTAATTTGCAATTTTTTGCAGACCAATCAGATGATCCGGATGAACCAGGTGGAGATGGTAAAAAAAGAGATCCTGATAATAAAGAAAATGACGAAGGTACTGAAATAACTTTCACGCCAGAGCAACAAAAGAAAGTTGATGAAATACTTGAACGTCGTGTAGCCCACGAAAAGAAAAAAGCTGATGAGTATGCAAGAGAAAAAGCAGAAGAAGCTGCTAAAGAAGCTGCTAAATTAGCGAAAATGAACAAGGATCAAAAAGATGAATATGAACGCGAGCAAATGGAAAAAGAGCTGGAGCAATTACGCTCAGAAAAACAATTAAATGAAATGCGTTCAGAAGCAAGGAAAATGTTAAGCGAAGCGGAAGTTGATTCATCAGATGAGGTTGTTAATTTAGTTGTAACAGATACTGCTGAACAAACTAAATTGAATGTTGAAGCTTTTTCTAATGCAGTAAAAAAAGCGGTTAATGAAGCGGTTAAGATTAACGCTAGACAATCGCCATTGACTGGTGGAGATTCATTTAATCACTCGACTAAAAATAAACCGCAAAACTTAGCTGAAATAGCTAGACAAAAAAGAATTATTAAAAATTAACGGAGGCATTTAAATGGAACAAACACAAAAATTAAAATTAAATTTGCAACATTTTGCGAGTAACAATGTTAAACCGCAAGTATTTAACCCTGATAATGTAATGATGCACGAAAAGAAAGATGGCACGTTGATGAATGAATTCACAACGCCCATCTTACAAGAGGTTATGGAAAACTCTAAAATCATGCAATTAGGTAAGTACGAACCAATGGAAGGTACTGAGAAGAAGTTTACTTTTTGGGCTGATAAACCAGGTGCTTACTGGGTAGGTGAAGGTCAAAAAATCGAAACGTCTAAGGCTACTTGGGTTAATGCTACAATGAGAGCGTTTAAATTAGGGGTTATCTTACCTGTAACAAAAGAGTTTTTGAATTACACTTATTCACAATTCTTTGAAGAGATGAAACCTATGATTGCTGAAGCTTTCTATAAAAAGTTTGATGAAGCGGGTATTTTGAATCAAGGTAACAATCCATTCGGTAAATCAATTGCACAATCAATTGAAAAAACTAATAAGGTTATTAAAGGTGACTTCACACAAGATAACATTATTGATTTAGAGGCATTACTTGAAGATGACGAATTAGAAGCAAATGCGTTTATCTCAAAAACACAAAACAGAAGCTTGTTACGTAAAATTGTAGATCCTGAAACGAAAGAACGTATTTATGACCGTAACAGTGATACGTTAGATGGTCTACCTGTGGTTAACCTTAAATCAAGCAACTTAAAACGTGGTGAGTTAATCACTGGTGATTTCGATAAGTTGATTTACGGTATCCCTCAATTAATTGAATACAAAATCGATGAAACTGCACAATTATCTACAGTCAAAAATGAAGATGGAACACCTGTAAACTTGTTTGAACAAGACATGGTGGCATTACGTGCAACTATGCATGTAGCATTGCATATCGCTGATGATAAAGCGTTTGCTAAGTTAGTTCCTGCTGATGCAAAACCATCTTCAAATCCAGGAGAAGTTTAATAAATAATTAGGAGTGGTAACATGCCCGAAATCATTGGAATTGTTAAAGTAGATTTTACAGATTTAGAAGATAACAGACATGTCTATATGAAAGGGCATGTCTACCCTCGCAAAGGTTATGATCCTACAGATGAACGTATCAAAGCTTTAGCTAGTGTTGAAAATAAACGCAACGAACAAATGATTTACATTGTAAATGACAAATTAACCAAAAAAGAACTTGTCGAAATAGCAAGTGTTGCTGGCTTACAAGTTGATGAAAAACAAACAAAAGCTGAAATTATCAACACTTTTGAGTCGCTAGAGTAGGTGGTTATATGACTACGCTAGCTGATGTAAAAAAACGTATTGGCCTTAAAGATGAAAAGCAAGATGAACAATTAGAGGAAATTATAAAAAGTTGTGAAAGCCAGTTGTTATCAATGTTACCTATTGAAGTTGAACAAATACCGGAAAGGTTTAGTTACATGATTAAAGAAGTTGCAGTTAAACGCTACAACAGGATTGGTGCTGAAGGTATGACATCAGAAGCGGTTGACGGACGTAGCAATGCGTATGAATTGAACGATTTCAAGGAGTATGAAGCTATTATTGATAATTACTTTAATGCTAGAACGAGAACTAAAAAAGGAAGGGCTGTGTTCTTTTGAGATATGAAGATAGAGTTATTTTTCAATTAGAACAAGTAGCAACTTACAATCCTAAAACTAGCAAAAAAGAAAACACACTAATCACTTATGATGCGATACCATGCAATATTAACCCCATTTCTAGAGCAAGAAAGCAACTTGAATTTGGTGATGTAAAAAACGATGTAAGTGTTCTGAGGATAAAAGAATCAATATCTTACCCTGTTAGCCACGTGTTGGTTAATGGCATTCGCTACAAGATAGTTGATACAAGGATATACAGACACGAAACGTCATATTATATCGAAGAGGTCAATTGATGAATATAGATGGATTAGACGCACTGTTAAACCAATTTCACGATATGAAAACCAACATTGATGATGATGTTGATGATATTTTACAGGAAAACGCCAAAGAATATGTAGTACGAGCTAAATTGAAAGCTAGAGAAGTAATGAATAAGGGTTATTGGACTGGTAATTTATCACGCAATATCAGATATAAAAAAACTGGCGATTTGCAATACACTATCACATCGCATGCAGCTTATAGTGGTTTCTTAGAGTTTGGTACTCGATACATGGAGGCAGAACCTTTTATGTGGCCAGTATATGAGGTAATAAGAAAATCAACTGTAGAAGAATTGAAAGCGTTGTTTGAATAGGAGATAAAAGCATGACACCGAACTTACAACTTTATAATAAAGCGTATGAAATGCTACAAGGATATGGATTCCCTGTTATTTCTCGTAAAGAGATGCAACAAGAGATTCCGTATCCTTTTTTTGTAATAAAAATGCCGGAGTCAAACAGAAGTAAATACACGTTTGATAGTTATTCTGGTGACACGAATTTAGTTATTGATATTTGGAGTGTAAGTGATGATTTAGGACATCATGACGGACTTGTTAAAAGATGTATTGATGATTTAACACCTAGCGTTAAAACAAACGATTATGACTTTGAAGAAGATGATACTAACATCACACAGTTAGTTGATGATACTACCAATCAAGAATTGATACACACATCAGTAACGATATCTTACAAAACATTTTAAAAAACGGAGGAATATTGAATGGCAAATATGAAAAATAGTAATGATCGTATTATTTTATTTAGAAAAGCTGGCGAAAAAGTAGATGCTACTAAAATGCTTTTTTTAACTGAATACGGCTTATCACATGAAGCTGATACAGATACAGAGGATACAATGGACGGTTCTTATAACACTGGTGGTTCTGTTGAGTCAACAATGTCTGGTACTGCTAAAATGTTTTATGGTGACGATTTTGCAGATGAAATTGAAGATGCAGTTGTAGATCGCGTATTGTATGAGGCTTGGGAAGTTGAAAGTAGAATACCAGGCAAAAATGGAGATGCCACTAAATTTAAAGCGAAATATTTCCAAGGTTTCCACAATAAATTTGAATTAAAAGCAGAAGCTAACGGTATTGATGAATATGAATATGAATATGGAGTGAATGGTCGTTTCCAACGTGGATTTGCAACACTACCTGAGGCTGTAACAAAGAAACTTAAGGCGACTGGATACAGATTCCATGACACTACAAAAGCAGATGCGTTAACTGGCGAAGATTTAACAGCAATTCCACAACCTAAGGTAGATTCATCAACGGTTACACCAGGAGAGGTATAAAAATAGGGCGTTAAGCCCTATTTATTTTGTTTAAATTAATCATGAATGGAGATTTTAAGTTATGAATGTAGAAATTAACGGAAAGTCATTAGAATTAAGTTTTGGTTTTAAATTTTTAAGAGAAATCGATAACCGATTAGGTTTAAAAGTTGAACAAGCTTCTATCGGTCAAGGTGTATCAATGTTGCCTGTAGGTTTAGAAAGTGGAAATCCGGTTGTGATTGGCGAAGTTTTAATCGCAGCTACATCTCACTTAAAAAAACAAGCAATTACTATTAATAACATTGATGAAGCATTAGATGAAATCGCAGAAAATATCGGACTAGAAGAATTCGGTTCGGATATTTTAACGGAGTTGGGAAAGCGACCTATGACCCGAAACCTAGTCGAAGTAGTGGAAGCGGAAGAGAAACCAGCGGAAGCGTAATAACTTACGACAGAATCGTTATCACTTGTATGTCAACACTTGGTATTACAGATTTAAATGTTATTGAGCAAATGACATTAACAGAATATAACTATCGAATGTATGCGAAAGAGTATGAAATGCTAACCCAAGAATTCGAACGTTACAAACTTGCGTTTGCTATTCGTGATGCTGCAGCTACTAAAAATGTTGGGACAGAAAATAAACCTAAAGAGGAATATGTTTTTAACAATGCAAACGACGTATTGCCTTATGAAGAAAATATCCAACGGCTTAACGAAGGTAAAGATATAAGATTTAGTAGCGAACGTGATGAATACGAACCACAAAATAATGAATTCTTTAAAGTTATAGCAGAATTTAATAAGCAATAGAAAGAGAGGTGTTAATGTGACGGAATATAAAATTAAAGCGACTATTGAAGCTAGTGTAGCCAAATTCAAAAGGCAAATTGATAGTGCGGTTAAGTCTGTGCAAAGATTTAAACGAGTAGCAGATCAAACTAAAGATGTTGAATTAAACGCTAACGATAAAAAATTACAAAAAACTATCAAAGTTGCTAAAAAGTCTTTAGATGCCTTTAGCAACAAAAATGTAAAAGCTAAATTAGATGCTAGTATACAAGACTTACAACAAAAGATATTAGAATCAAATTTTGAACTAGACAAACTTAACTCCAAAGAAGCTAGCCCTGAGGTTAAACTACAAAAACAAAAGTTAACTAAAGATATCGCTGAAGCAGAAGTTAAGTTATCCGAACTAGAAAAGAAGCGTATCAGTATTGACGTCAATGCAGATAACAGTAAATTCAATCGAGTGTTAAAAGTATCTAAAGCTAGTCTTGAAGCATTAAATAGGTCTAAAGCCAAAGCTATTATAGACGTGGACAATGGTGTTGCTAACTCTAAAATAAAACGCACTAAAGAAGAGCTTAAAAGTATTCCAAACAAAACTAGATCTCGACTAGATGTAGATACAGGGCTTTCTATACCAACTATTTATGCGTTTAAAAAATCATTAGACGCATTGCCGAACAAAAAAACAACAAAGGTAGATGTCGATACTAATGGTTTAAAGAAAGCTTATGCCTACATAATAAAAGCAAACGACAATTTCCAAAGACAGATGGGGAATTTAGCTAATATGTTCCGTGTGTTCGGTACTGTAGGTTCTAATATGGTTGGTGGATTACTAACTTCATCTTTTAGTATCTTAATACCTGTAATAGCGAGCGTAGTACCTGTAGTATTTGCGCTATTAAACGCTATCAAAGTGTTAACTGGCGGTGTACTTGCTTTAGGTGGTGCGGTAGCAATAGCCGGCGCTGGCTTTGTAGCATTTGGCGCAATGGCTATCAGCGCTATAAAGATGCTTAGTGACGGCACTTTACAAGCTAGCTCAGCAACAAACGAATACAAAAAAGCTTTAGATGGCGTAAAGTCAGCATGGACTGATATTATAAAGCAAAATCAATCCGCTATATTCACAACTCTTGCAAACGGTTTAAATACTGTTAAAACAGCAATGCAGAGCTTACAACCTTTTTTTAGTGGTATTTCAAGAGGAATGGAAGAGGCGTCTCAAAGTGTGTTTAAATGGGCTCAAAATAGCGGTGTAGCATCAAGGTTCTTCAACATGATGAATACAACTGGTGTTTCGGTATTTAACAAGCTATTAAGTGCTGCAGGCGGTTTCGGTGATGGATTAGTCAATGTATTCACACAATTAGCACCACTGTTTCAATGGTCGGCTGATTGGTTGGATAGATTAGGTCAATCTTTCTCTAACTGGGCTAATAGTGCAGCTGGAGAAAATTCGATAACTCGTTTTATTGAATACACAAAAACAAACTTACCTATCATTGGTAATATTTTTAAAAATGTTTTCGTTGGAATTAACAATTTGATGAATGCATTCAGTGGATCATCAACTGGCATTTTCCAATCTCTTGAACAAATGACAGCTAAGTTTAGGGAATGGTCTGAACAAGTAGGACAATCTCAAGGGTTTAAAGACTTTGTCAGTTATATACAAACTAATGGACCACTAATAATGCAATTAATTGGGAACATTGCAAGAGGATTAGTTGCATTCGCAACAGCGATGGCTCCTATAGCTAGTGCAGTATTACGCGTTGCAGTTGCAATAACTGGTTGGATAGCTAACTTGTTTGAGGCGCATCCAGCTACAGCACAATTAGTTGGTGTCATTATAACTTTAGTTGGTGCATTTAGATTTTTAATTGCTCCAATATTAGCGGTAATGGACTTTTTAGGACCATTAGCAGCAAGATTGGTTGCATTAGTAACTAAGTTTGGTTGGGCTAAAACAGGAACTTTAGTATTAAGTAAGGCAATGACATCGTTAAAAGGTCCAATAAAATTAGTTACAGCTATATTCCAATTGTTATTCGGTAAGATTGGATTAATTAGAAATGCTATCACAGGACTAGTAACTGTGTTTGGTATTTTAGGCGGTCCAATAACAATAGTAATTGGTGTAATTGCTGCATTAATAGCTATATTCGTTTTATTGTGGAATAAAAATGAAGGATTCAGAAACTTTATTATAAATGCTTGGAATGCGATAAAAACGTTTATGGTTAATGTTTGGAATGTATTAAAAGCTGTAGCTTCGGTTGTATGGAATGCTATTTTAACAGCTATCACTACAGCAGTATCGAATGTTTACAATTTTATAATGATTGTTTGGAATCAAATAGTCGCTTATTTACAAGGGCTATGGAATGGAATTATCGCTATTGCAACAACAGTATGGAACCTTTTAGTTACAATCATTACAACTGTTTTTACGACGATAATGACAATAGTTATGACGATATGGACAGCTATTTGGACGTTCTTAAGTACAATCTGGAATACGATAATTACAATCGCTACAACGATTTGGAATTTGTTGGTCACTGTAATAACTACAGTATTTACCACAATTATGACTATCGCAATGACAATTTGGAACGCTATTTGGACGTTCTTACAAACGTTGTGGAACACTATAGTTACTGTGGCAACTAAGGTTTGGAACGCTATCACTACAGCTATATCTACTGCGTTACAAGCGGCATGGAGTTTTATTTCTAATATATGGAATACGATTTGGAGTTTCTTATCTGGTATATTAACGACAATTTGGAATAAAGTTGTAAGCATATTCACACAAGTTGTTTCAACTATATCAGACAAAATGTCTCAAGCTTGGAACTTCATTGTCACTAAAGGTATGCAATGGGTATCTACTATAACAAGTACGCTAATTAACTTTGTTAATAGAGTTATTCAAGGATTCGTTAATGTTGTAAACAAAGTTAGTCAAGGTATGACAAATGCAGTAAATAAAGTTAAAAGCTTTGTGGATGACTTTGTATCAGCAGGTGCTGATATGATCCGTGGTTTGATGAGAGGTATTGGTAATATGGCTAGAGACTTAGCTGAAAAAGCAGCTAGTGTAGCAAAAGGTGCTTTAAATGCAGCCAAAAGAGCGCTAGGTATTCACTCACCTTCACGTGAATTCATGGATGTTGGTATGTATTCAATGTTAGGTTTCGTTAAAGGTATAGATAATCATTCAAGTAAAGTTATCCGTAATGTTTCTAATGTTGCAGATAAAGTAGTTGATGCATTTCAACCTACATTAAACGCACCTGACATTTCTAGTATTACAGGAAACTTAAGTAATTTAGGTGGAAATATAAATGCGCAAGTACAACACACACATTCTATTGAAACATCACCGAACATGAAAACTGTTAAAGTTGAATTCGATGTCAATAACGATGCGCTTACTAGTATTGTTAACGGCAGAAATGCTAAACGCAATTCTGAGTATTACTTATAAAGGAGGTTACAAATGGACATAGAATTAACAAAAAAAGATGGTACTGTAATCAAATTAAGTGAATACGGGTTTATCGTTAACGATATAGTAATTGATAGCATGCAAATCAACACAAAGTATCAAGACAAAGAAAATATGAACGGTCGTATATTAATGGGGAGCAATTATATCAGTAGAGATATAGTTGTTCCTTGTTTTTGTAAAGTTAAAAATCGTTCAGACATTGCTTATATGCGAGATATGTTGTATTCGTTAACGACAGACATAGAACCTATGTATTTGCGAGAAATCAGAAGAAAAGAAGAGTTGAATTACAGGTTTACTCAACCAACTTCTGATGATTACGTGAAATTAGATAAAAACAACTTCCCGGATTACGAATATTCAAGACACGATCAACAAATTTATGTAAATGGTAAACAGTATAAAGTTATTTTTAACGGAGTTATAAACCCTAAACAAAAAGGTAATAAAGTTTCTTTTGAACTAAAATTCGAAACTACAGAATTACCATACGGTGAAAGTATTGGAACAAGCCTAGAGTTAGAAGAAAACAAAAAGGTTGGATTGTGGTCGTTTGATTTTAATATTGATTGGCATGCAGGCGGAGACAAAAGAAAGTATACATTTGAAAATTTGAGCAAAGGTACAGTTTACTATCACGGTAGTGCTCCTAACGACCAATTCAACATGTATAAAAAGATAACAATTATTTTAGGCGAAGATACAGAATCGTTTGTATGGAATTTAACGCATGCTGAAATAATGAAAATCGAAGGGATCAAACTAAAAGCTGGAGACAGAATTGTTTATGATAGCTTCCGAGTTTATAAAAACGGTGTCGAAATAAGCACTGAAACGAACATAGCCCAACCAAAATTTAAATACGGAGCTAATAAATTTGAGTTTAATCAAACAGTTCAAAAAGTTCAGTTTGATTTGAAATTTTATTATAAGTAGGTGTCAGAATGACAATAATTGTAAGACCACCTAAAGGTAATGGCGCACCTGTACCAGTAGAAACAACTTTAGTAAAAAAAGTTAACGCTGACGGTGTATTAACTTTTGATATTCTAGAAAACAAATATACTTATGAAGTTATTAACGCTATAGGGAAAAGATGGATTGTTAGTCATGTCGAAGGTGAAAACGACAAGAAAGAATATGTAATAACTGTCATTGATAGGAAATCAGAAGGCGACAGACAACTGGTTGAATGTACTGCTAGAGAGATTCCTATAGACAAGTTAATGATTGATAGGATTTATGTTAATGTAACAGGATCTTTTACAGTAGAAAGATATTTTAACATTGTGTTTCAAGGTACTGGAATGCTTTTTGAAGTCGAAGGTAAGGTTAAGTCTTCGAAGTTTGAAAATGGTGGCGAAGGCGATACAAGGTTAGAAATGTTTAAAAAGGGATTAGAACATTTCGGTTTAGAATATAAAATAACGTATGACAAAAAGAAAGACAGATATAAGTTTGTATTGACGCCTTTTGCAAATCAAAAAGCGTCTTATTTTATTTCTGACGAAGTCAACGCCAACGCTATAAAACTCGAGGAAGATGCAAGTGATTTCGCCACCTTCATTAGAGGATATGGTAATTATTCAGGAGAAGAAACATTCGAACACGCTGGGCTCGTAATGGAAGCTAGAAGTGCATTAGCTGAAATATACGGCGACATCCACGCAGAACCATTTAAAGATGGTAAAGTGACTGACCAAGAAACTATGGATAAAGAATTACAATCGAGATTGAAAAAGTCGTTAAAACAATCTTTGTCTTTGGACTTTTTGGTGTTAAGAGAATCATATCCAGAAGCAGACCCACAACCCGGAGACATAGTACAAATAAAATCTACCAAACTAGGTTTGAATGATTTAGTCCGTATAGTACAAGTTAAAACGATTAGGGGTATAAACAATGTAATTGTTAAGCAAGATGTAACGCTTGGTGAGTTTAATCGAGAACAACGATATATGAAAAAAGTTAATACTGCAGCTAACTATGTTTCTGGATTAAATGATGTTAACCTTTCTAATCCTAGTAAAGCGGCAGAAAACTTGAAGTCTAAAGTAGCGTCAATAGCTAAATCAACACTCGATTTGATGAGTAGAACTGATTTGATTGAAGATAAACAACAGAAGGTAAGCTCTAAAACTGTGACTACATCTGACGGCACTATCGTTCATGATTTTATAGATAAATCAAACATTAAAGATGTAAAAACAATTGGAACGATTGGCGATTCTGTAGCTAGAGGATCACATGCGAAAGCAAATTTCACTGAAATGTTAGGCAATAAATTAAAAGCCAAAACAACAAACCTTGCAAGAGGTGGTGCTACAATGGCAACAGTTCCAATAGGTAAAGAAGCGGTAGAAAACAGCATTTATAGACAAGCAGAGCAAATAAGAGGAGACCTAATCATATTACAAGGTACAGATGATGACTGGTTACATGGTTATTGGGCAGGCGTACCGATAGGCACTGATAAAACGGATACTAAAACGTTTTATGGTGCCTTTTGTTCTGCAATTGAAGTTATTCGGAAAAATAATCCAACTTCAAAAATACTTGTAATGACAGCTACTAGACAATGTCCTATGAGTGGCACAACGATACGTCGTAAAGATACTGATAAAAACAAATTAGGGTTAACGTTAGAGGATTATGTCAACGCTCAGATATTGGCTTGTAGTGAATTGGATGTACCAGTATATGATGCCTATCATACAGATTATTTTAAGCCATATAATCCAGCGTTCAGAAAATCAAGTATGCCAGACGGATTGCATCCGAACGAGAGGGGTCATGAAGTTATTATGTACGAACTTATTAAAAATTATTACCAGTTTTACGGATAGAAAAGGAGGAAGACATGGATAACAAATTAATTACAGACTTAAGTAGAGTTTTCGATTACAGATATGTAGATGAAAATGAGTATAATTTCAAGCTTATTTCAGACATGCTGACTGATTTTAATTTCTCTCTTGAATACCATAGAAATAAAGAGGTATTTGCACATAATGGAGAGCAAATAAAGTATGAGCATTTAAATGTCACAAGTAGCGTCTCTGATTTTTTAACGTATCTAAACGGCCGTTTCAGCAATATGGTACTAGGTCATAACGGCGACGGTATCAACGAAGTAAAAGACGCGCGTGTTGATAATACTGGTTATGATCATAAGACATTGCAAGATCGTTTGTATCATGATTATTCAACACTAGATGCTTTCACTAAAAAGGTTGAGAAAGCTGTAGATGAAAACTATAAAGAATATCGAGCTACAGAATACCGATTCGAACCAAAAGAGCAAGAACCGGAATTCATCACAGATTTATCGCCATATACTAACGCAGTAATGCAATCATTTTGGGTAGACCCTAGAACGAAAATTATTTATATGACGCAAGCTCGTCCAGGTAATCATTACATGTTGTCTAGATTGAAGCCCAACGGACAATTTATTGATAGATTGCTTGTTAAAAACGGCGGTCACGGTACACACAATGCGTATAGATACATTGATGGAGAATTATGGATTTATTCAGCTGTATTGGACAGTAACAAAAACAACAAGTTTGTACGTTTCCAATATAGAACTGGAGAAATAACTTATGGTAATGAAATGCAAGATGTCATGCCGAATATATTTAACGACAGATATACGTCAGCGATTTATAATCCTATAGAAAATTTAATGATTTTCAGACGTGAATATAAAGCTTCTGAAAGACAAGCTAAGAATTCATTGAATTTCATTGAAGTAAGAAGTGCTGACGATATTGATAAAGGTATAGACAAAGTATTGTATCAAATGGATATACCTATGGAATACACTTCAGATACACAACCTATGCAAGGTATCACTTATGATGCAGGTATCTTATATTGGTATACAGGTGATTCGAATACAGCCAACCCTAACTACTTACAAGGTTTCGATATAAAAACAAAAGAATTGTTATTTAAACGACGTATCGATATTGGCGGTGTGAATAATAACTTTAAAGGAGACTTCCAAGAAGCTGAGGGTCTAGATATGTATTACGATCTAGAAACAGGACGTAAAGCACTTTTAATAGGGGTAACTATTGGACCTGGTAATAACAGACATCACTCAATTTATTCTATCGGCCAAAGAGGTGTTAACCAATTCTTAAAAAACATTGCACCTCAAGTATCGATGACTGATTCAGGTGGACGTGTTAAACCGTTACCAATACAGAACCCAGCATATCTAAGTGATATTACGGAAGTTGGTCATTACTATATCTATACGCAAGACACACAAAATGCATTAGATTTCCCGTTACCGAAAGCGTTTAGAGATGCAGGGTGGTTCTTGGATGTACTGCCTGGACACTATAATGGTGCTCTAAGACAAGTACTTACCAGAAACAGCACAGGTAGAAATATGCTTAAATTCGAACGTGTCATTGACATTTTCAATAAGAAAAACAACGGAGCATGGAATTTCTGTCCGCAAAACGCCGGTTATTGGGAACATATCCCTAAGAGTATTACAAAATTATCAGATTTAAAAATCGTTGGTTTAGATTTCTATATCACTACTGAAGAATCAAAACGATTTACTGATTTTCCTAAAGACTTTAAAGGTATTGCAGGTTGGATATTAGAAATAAAATCGAATACACCAGGTAACACAACACAAGTATTAAGACGTAATAACTTCCCGTCTGCGCATCAATTTTTAGTTAGAAACTTTGGTACTGGTGGCGTTGGTAAATGGAGTTTATTCGAGGGAAAGGTGGTTGAATAATGGTAGTAGATAATTTTTCGAAAGACGATAACTTAATCGAGTTACAAACAACATCACAATATAATCCAATTATTGACACAAACATCAGTTTCTATGAATCAGATAGAGGAACTGGTGTTTTAAATTTTTCAGTAACTAAGAATAACAGACCGTTATCTATAAGTTCTGAACATGTTAAAACATCTATCGTGTTAAAAACCGATGATTATAACGTAGATAGAGGCGCTTATATTTCAGACGAATTAACGATAGTAGACGCAATTAATGGGCGTTTGCAGTATGTGATACCGAATGAATTTTTAAAACATTCAGGCAAGGTGCATGCTCAGGCATTCTTTACACAAAACGGGAGTAATAATGTTGTTGTTGAACGTCAATTTAGCTTCAATATTGAAAATGATTTAGTTAGTGGATTTGATGGTATAACAAAGCTTGTTTATATCAAATCTATTCAAGATACTATCGAAGCTGTCGGTAAAGACTTTAACCAATTAAAGCAAAATATGGCTGATACACAAACGTTAATAGCAAAAGTGAATGATAGTGCGACAAAAGGCATTCAACAAATCGAAATCAAGCAAAACGAAGCTATACAAGCTATTACTGCGACGCAAACTAGTGCAACACAAGCTGTTACAGCTGAATTCGATAAAATAGTTGAAAAAGAGCAAGCGATTTTTGAACGTGTTAACGAAGTTGAACAACAAATCAATGGCGCTGACCTTGTTAAAGGTAATTCAACAACAAATTGGCAAAAGTCTAAACTTACAGATGATTACGGTAAAGCAATCGAATCGTCTGAGCAGTCCATAGATAGCGTTTTAAGCACAGTTAACACATCTAGGATTATTCATATCACTAGCGCGACAGATGCGCCCTCATTTAAAGATATAGGTACTGTCGATACACCTAAAGAAGATGGCGTTGACGATGGTTCAGATATTCCGGTAGCTCCTAACACTTTAGGAAAATCAGGCGTGTTAGTTGTCTATGTTGTTGATGATAGTACGGCACGTGCAACATGGTATCCAGATGATTCAAACGACGAATATACAAAATATAAAATTAGTGGCACATGGTACCCGTTTTATAAAAAAAATGACGGCGATTTAACTAAGCAATTCGTCGAAGAAACATCAAACAACGCTTTAAATCAAGCCAAGCAGTATGTAGATAATAAATTCGGAACAACGAGTTGGCAACAACATAAGTTAACTGAGCCTAACGGCCAATCAATACAAGTTAACTTGAATAATGCACAAGGCGATTTGGGTTATCTAACTGCAGGTAATTACTATGCAACAAGAGTGCCGGATTTACCAGGTAGCGTTGAAAGTTATGAGGGTTATTTATCGGTATTCGTTAAAGATGATACAAACAAGCTATTTAACTTCACGCCTTATAACTCTAAAAAGATTTACACACGATCAATCACAAACGGCAGACTTGAGCAACAGTGGACAGTTCCTAATGAACATAAATCAACGGTATTGTTCGACGGTGGCGCAAATGGTGTAGGTACAACAATCAATCTAACTGAACCGTACACAAACTATTCTATTTTGTTGGTAAGTGGAACTTATCCAGGTGGCGTTATTGAGGGATTCGGACTAACTGCATTACCTAACGCGATTCAATTGAGTAAAGCGAATGTAGTTGACTCAGACGGCAACGGTGGCGGTATTTATGAGTGCTTACTATCCAAAACAAGTAGCACTACTTTAAGAATAGATAACGATGTGTACTTTGATTTAGGTAAAACATCAGGTTCTGGAGCGAATGCCAACAAAGTTACTATAACTAAAATTATGGGGTGGAAATAATGAAAATCACAGTAAACGATAAAAACGAAGTTATCGGATTCGTTAATACTGGCGGTTTACGCAATAGTTTAGATGTAGATGATAACAATGTGCCTATTAAATTTAAAGAAGAGTTCGAACCTAGAAAGTTTGTTTTCACAAACGGCGAAATTAAATACAATAGCAATTTCGAAAAAGAAGACGTACCGAATGCATCAAACCAACAAAGTGCGTCAGATTTAAGTGATGAGGAACTTCGCGGAATGGTTGCGAGTATGCAAATGCAGGTGGCACAAGTAAACGTATTAACAATGGAATTAGCTCAACAAAACGCTATGTTAACACAACAGTTGACTGAACTGAAAACTAACAAAACAAGTACTGAGGGGGACGTTTAAATGGAGAAAATTAAGATGATTTATCCAACTTTCAAGGACATTAAAACTTTTTATGTGTGGGGTTGCTATAAAAATGACCAAATTAAGTGGTACGTAGACATGGGTGTAATCGACAAAGAAGAATATGCATTGATCACTGGAGAAAAATATCCAGAAACAAAAGATGAAAAGTCACAGGTGTAATGCTTGTGGCTTTTTAATTTAACAAAAAGTAGGTGGCGTAATGTTTGGTTTTACCAAACGACATGAACAAGATTGGCGTTTAACGCGATTAGAAGAAAATGATAAGACTATGTTTGAAAAATTCGACAGAATAGAAGATAGTCTTAGAGCGCAAGAAAAGATTTATGACAAATTAGATAGAAGTTTTGAAGAATTAAAGCGCGACAAGGTAGAAGATGAAAAGAATAAAGAAAAGAATGCCAAGAATATTAGAGACATAAAAATGTGGATTCTAGGTTTGATAGGGACTATCTTCAGTACGATTGTCATAGCTTTACTAAGAACTGTTTTTGGTATTTAAAGGAGGTGATTACCATGCTTAAAGGATTCTTCGGATATAGTTTCTGGGCATGCTTCTGGTTTGGTAAATGTAAGTAATGTATAGGAGTCAGTGCTAAGGCACTGGCTTTTTATTTTGATTGAAATGAGGTGCATACATGGGATTACCTAATCCAAAGACTCGAAAACCTACAGCTAGTGAAGTGGTTGAATGGGCGTTATATATCGCTAAAAACAAAATAGCTATTGATGTACCTGGTTCTGGAATGGGAGCACAATGCTGGGATTTACCTAATTATTTACTCGATAAATATTGGGGATTTAGAACATGGGGAAATGCTGATGCTATGGCTCAGAAATCTAATTATAGAGGTAGAGATTTCAAGATAATTAGAAATACAAAAGACTTTGTACCACAACCAGGCGACTGGGGTGTTTGGACTGGTGGTTGGGCAGGTCATGTGAACATTGTAGTAGGACCATGCACAAAAGACTATTGGTATGGCGTAGATCAAAACTGGTATACAAATAACGCAACAGGAAGTCCGCCATATAAAATTAAGCACTCTTATCATGATGGACCAGGTGGAGGGGTTAAATATTTTGTTAGACCACCATATCATCCGGAGAAATCTACGCCGGCACCTAAACCCGAAGATGATAGTGATGATAACAAAAAAAATAATAAAAAAGTTCCAATTTGGAAAGATGTAACAACTATAAAGTACACTATTTCTAGCCAAGAGGTTAATTATCCAGAATATATTTATCACTTTATAGTAGAAGGTAATCGACGACTCGAAAAACCTAAAGGAATAATGATTAGAAACGCACAAACGATGAGCTCGGTAGAAAGTTTATATAACAGTAGGAAGAAATACAAACAAGATGTGGAATATCCCCACTTTTATGTTGATAGACATAATATTTGGGCTCCTAGAAGAGCCGTATTTGAAGTTCCTAATGAAGCTGATTATATAGTTATAGACGTATGTGAAGATTATAGTGCGAGTAAAAACGAATTTATTTTTAACGAGATTCACGCAATGGTTGTAGCTGTAGATATGATGATCAAATATGAGATACCTCTAAGTATTGAGAATTTAAAAGTAGACGATAGTATTTGGCGTTCAATGTTGGAACATGTTAATTGGAATATGATTGACAACGGTGTTCCCCCTAAAGATAAATACGAAGCATTAGAAAAGGCATTACTTAATATATTTAAAAACAGAGAAAAATTATTAAATTCTATAACTAAACCAACAGTAACAAAATCTAGAATAAAAGTTATGGTAGATAATAAAAACGCTGATATAGCGAATGTAAGAGACTCATCACCAACAGCTAATAATGGCTCGGCATCTAAACAACCGCAGATCATAACAGAAACGAGTCCTTATACATTCAAACAAGCACTGGATAAACAAATGGCAAGAGGTAACCCGAAAAAATCTCATACATGGGGCTGGGCTAATGCAACACGAGCACAAACGAGCTCAGCGATGAATGTAAAGCGTATATGGGAAAGTAACACACAATGCTACCAAATGCTTAATTTAGGCAAGTATCAAGGTGTTTCAGTTAGCGCACTTAATAAGATACTTAAAGGTAAGGGAACATTGAATAATCAAGGTAAAGCGTTCGCAGAAGCTTGTAAAAAGCACAACATTAATGAAATTTATTTAATCGCGCATGCTTTCTTAGAAAGTGGATATGGAACAAGTAACTTCGCTAACGGAAAAGATGGAGTATACAACTACTTCGGCATTGGCGCTTACGACAACAATCCTAACTACGCAATGACGTTTGCAAGGAATAAAGGTTGGACATCTCCAGCAAAAGCAATCATGGGCGGTGCTAGCTTCGTAAGAAAAGATTACATCAACAAAGGACAAAACACATTGTATCGAATTAGATGGAATCCTAAGAATCCAGCTACCCACCAATACGCTACTGCTATAGAGTGGTGCCAACATCAAGCAAGTACAATCGCTAAGTTATATAAACAAATCGGCTTAAAAGGTATCTACTTCACAAGGGATAAATATAAATAAAGAGGTGTGTAAATGTACAAAATAAAAGATGTTGAAACGAGAATAAAAAATGATGGTGTTGACTTAGGTGACATTGGCTGTCAATTTTACACTGAAGATGAAAATACAGCATCTATAAGAATAGGTATCAATGACAAACAAGGTCGTATCGATCTAAAAGCACATGGCTTAACACCTAGATTACATTTGTTTATGGAAGATGGCTCTATATTCAAAAATGAGCCCCTTATTATCGACGATGTTGTAAAAGGATTCATTACCTACAAGATACCTAAAAAGGTTATCAAACACGCTGGTTATGTTCGCTGTAAGATGTTTTTAGAGAAAGAAGAAGAAAAAATACATGTCGCGAACTTTTCTTTCAATATCGTTGATAGTGGCATTGAATCTGCTGTAGCAAAAGAAATCGATGTTAAATTGGTAGATGATGCTATTACGAGAATCTTAAAAGATAACGCGACAGATTTATTGAGCAAAGACTTTAAAGAAAAAATAGATAAAGATGTTATTTCTTACATCGAAAAGAATGAAAGTAGATTTAAAGGTGCGAAAGGTGATAAAGGCGAACCGGGACAACCTGGTGCAAAAGGTGAAGCAGGTAAAAAAGGAGAACAAGGCGCACCCGGTAAAAACGGTACTGTAGTATCAATCAATCCTGACACTAAAATGTGGCAAATTGATGGTAAAGATACAGATATCAAAGCAGAACCTGAGTTATTGGATAAAATCAATATCGCAAATGTTGAAGGGTTAGAAAATAAATTGCAAGAAGTTGAAAAAATCAAAGATACAACTCTCAACGACTCTAAAACGTATACGGATTCAAAAATTGCTGAACTAGTTGATAGCGCGCCTGAATCTATGAATACATTAAGAGAATTAGCAGAAGCAATACAAAACAACTCTATTTCAGAAAGTGTATTGCAACAGATTGGCTCAAAAGTTAGTACAGAAGATTTTGAGAAATTCAAACAAACACTAAATGATTTATATGCTCCAAAAAATCATAATCATGACGAGCGGTATGTTTTGTCATCTCAAGCTTTTACTAAACAACAAGCGGATAATTTATATCAACTAAAAAGCGCATCTCAACCGACGGTTAAAATTTGGACAGGAACAGAAAATGAATATAACTATATATATCAAAAAGACCCTAATACACTTTACTTAATTAAGGGGTGATTTTATGGAAGGTAATTTTAAAAATGTAAAGAAGCTTATTTACGAAGGCGAAGAATATACAAAAGTATATGCTGAAAATATCCAAGTATGGAAAAAGCCTTCATCTTTTGTAATAAAACCCTTACCTAAAAATAAATATCCGGATAGCATAGAAGAATCAACAGCAAAATGGACAATAAACGGAGTTGAACCTAATAAAAGTTATCAGGTGACAATAGAAAATGTACGTAGCGGTATAATGAGGATTTCGCAAACTAATTTAGGGTCAAGTGAATTAGGAATATCAGGAGTCAATAGCGGAGTTGCAAGTAAAAATATCAACTTTAGTAATCCTTCAGGGATGTTGTACGTCACTATAAGTGATGTTTATTCAGGATCTCCGACATTGACCATTGAATAATTTTAAACGACTAATTTTTTAGTCGTTTTTTATTTTGGATAAAAGGAGCAAACAAATGGATATCGGTACAATCGTAAGAACAATTTTATTAATAGTCGCATGGATCAATCAGTTTTTAGCAATCAAACATATTTCTCCAATCCCAGTTGACGAAGTGTTTATAAGCACAGTCGTTACTGGGATTGTTTCAATTTGGACGTGGTGGAAGAATAACAACTTTACTCACGCATCTAAGAAAGGGCAACAAAAAATTTATGAAGTAAAAGCTGGCATTCAGTCAACTGGTGGCGCACCTAAAGTGAACGGAGATGATAACAATGCCGTCGGTTAGAACATACAGTCAAGCTATTAGCTACCTTAAAAGCCTAGAGGGTAAGGCGTGGAATCCAGACAATGCATTTGGATGTCAATGCTTCGATACTGCCAACCAATATTGGCTTTACTTATTTAATCATAGGTTGAAAGGTGTGGGCGCTGCGGACATTCCTACATGGAATGATTTCACTAACGAAGCAACCGTTTACGAAAATACTGTGTCGTTTCAAGCATTGCCGGGCGACGTCGTTATTTTTAACCGTAATTATGGCGGTGGTTATGGTCATGTAGGTATTGTAATAAGCGCTACGTTAGATTCTATAACTATTTTAGAGCAGAACTGGCTAGGCGGTGCTTACTGGAGTCCACCAGAAGTTACTACAAGACGTACACACGGCTACGACTTCCCTATGTGGTTTATCCGTCCATTCTACGCAAAAGAAACGACCGCTAATAAGCTAAGAAGCGCAGTGACGCCAGTTAAACAAGATAAGTTATCAAAAGGTAAAAAAATCATGCTTGTGGCTGGTCATGGTATTGGTGCATACTCTAACGACCCAGGTGCCGTTGCGAATGGAGAAAACGAAAGAGATTTTAACCGTAAAAATATTATACCTAGAGTGAAAAAGTATCTTGAGTCAGTAGGCAACACAGTATTGTTATACGGTGGCAACTCGATGAATCAAGACTTATATCAAGATACTTTGTACGGTCAACGTGTTGGAAACTATAAAGACTATGGCATGTACTGGATTAAAAACGAAGTTAAACCGGATGCAATCATAGAGTTTCATTTAGATTCTGCTAGTCCGCAAGCAAGTGGCGGGCATGTAATCATTAGCGACCGTTTCCCAGCTGATGACATTGACAAGGCATTAAGTAGCGCATTAGATAAAACAGTAGGTAAAATAAGAAGTGTGACACCTAGAGGGGATTTATTGAACGCTAACGTGTCCGCTGACCTTAATCTTAATTATCGTTTAATCGAATTAGGCTTTATCACATCAACGAAAGATTTAAACTACATTAAAAATAATCTAGACAGCTTCACGAAGCGGATTGCTGAAGCTATTAACGGCAGACAAATTGATGCGCCAAGCAGTAAGCCAAGCGCTGACAAAATAACATGGAATTGGAAAGGCGTATTTTATCCTAATCCAGAAAAAGCTATAAGAGTCAGAAAAACAGCAGGATTAACCGGCACAGTCGTTGAAGAAGATTCATGGCTATACACAAAAGATGATTGGGTAAAATTCGACCAAGTCATTAAAAAAGATGGCTACTGGTGGATTAGATTCAAATATCAACGTGAGGGCTCTAGTACTAACGATTTCTATTGTGCAGTGTGTAGAATCACAGATAAAGAACAGAAGATTAAAAATGAAAAATATTGGGGAACGATTGAGTGGGCTTAATATGTTATAATTAACATCCACCACATCATTTGGCAGGTACTTCGGTACTTGCCTATTTTTTTATGCAAATTTTAAAAAACACTTGACTAATAAACATTTGTTTAGTATAATTATATTTGTAGGTTAGTTGATGACTTACAAATTATGTGTAAGGAGGTGAAAAGCCTCATGCTAGACATAATAAAAACACTTCTAGAACATCAAGTATTGGCAGTACTGATAATTCCAGAAGTGTTAAAACAACTTAGAGAATGGCATCTCGGCTACCTAGACCGAAAGCCAAACAACAAAGATTAACATTATGCTTGGAGCCTGATGGCTCCTCCTTACACTTATATAATATAATATTATTTGGAGGTTTTCAATTATGACAGAACAAATGTATTTAATATTGTTTTTATTAAGCCTACCATTGTTATTATTTATCGGGAGAAAAACACATTTTTATTGTTTAGATAAAAAGAATGGACGTAGATAATATGAGTGATTATAAATTAAAAATAATTGAATTGATCAAAAGTGATATAACAGGTTACCAAATTCACAAACAAACTGGCGTAGCGCAATATGTAATTTCACAATTAAGGCAAGGAAAGCGCGAAGTAGATAACTTAACTTTAAATACAACTGAAAAACTATACAGTTACGCACGACAAGTGTTATAATATAAATGTGAAATGGTCATTCTTGAAATGACTCGGTCGCTACTGGCACAGACTGTTTAAAGTGTCACCACAACATGAACTGAGAATTCATATGACGTTGCTGACGAGCGACAAAGCTCTGTGTTCCTGAATGGGAGTAGGTTTGTGTGGTGGTACATAACAAGTCGCTGAAATATTTGCGACATAATAAAACATATTATCGGTTTTATTATGTGCTGCAGGCAAACCTTAACCACCCATACTAGTTACTGGGTGGTTGTTTATATATAACGCAAGTTAACCAAAACTAACTCTATCTAATAAAAAGTATGAAAAATTTACTCATATCTATTGCGTATAAAGTTAAAAGATATTATAGTTAACTATGAAGAAAGTCAACTCTCTATTCCGTTCTTTCTTCCTAACTTGCATTCTTTCGTAGTTAGTTCGTCAAGTAACTATTAATTTAGTTATATACAATCAGGAGTGAATTGTATAGCCCGGCAGAGGCCATATATCTGACTGTTGGTCCCGCAGGAGACTTCTTCCTTGCCATCACTCATATACATAATCCCTACTTACATTAATGTTTGTAGGGATATTTTTTAAGGGGTGTACTAGGTGGGGAACACAACGTATTTAAAAATAAATAGTGAAAACGATGTTGATTTACAAGACATCTTGAATGATTTTATTAATTGCTTTTGCAAAGGTTATGTGGAAATTAAAACGAAATATAAATTGCTTCCCATCTTTAAAATAAATTTTCATAAAAATAATTTACCCCACTTATTAGGTTTGCATTACACACATAAAAAAGTGAGCGCTAAAAAGATCATTGGAAGAATAGCTGAAGGGAAAATTACACACGAATCTATAAAAAAACATTATGAATATAGTAACATTAAAGATAGGCTTATCAATTATAATTTTTTGCATAAATGCTTTATTGATAAAGAAATCAGGCTATGCGTTATAGTTCCAAAAAATTCAATTAATCCACAAAAGATTGATGTAGCTTTTATAGATGACAAGAACAGCCAAGTTATGATACTCGGGTTAAGGAAGTCTAACAATAATGATTTTTATAGTCCGGCGACTATGTACGTTCTGGGTAAAAACAGTTCATATCGAAGAATGAGAAGAACACATGTTATTAGCATAGAATGGAAAAATTAATAAATTCGCCTATCGGTGAATCAGTATAGATCGCATCTTAAATGGTGTGTTTATTTTACTCCCCCTACAACCAACAAAACCACACCACCTATTAATTTAGGAGTGTGGTTATTTTAATATATGAAGCTAAAATAACTACAAATGATACCATTTTTGATACCAAAAAATAATAACCTCAAAATTTCGAGAGAAATAACTTCATTTTAAATCGCATTAAATCAACGTTTCTATAAAAATAAGTCCTTAAAAATTAGTTTTTTCAATCGAAATGGAAGGTAGTATTGGATAGCTTTAAACCGCGTTGTTAAGCCATTCTTGACTTCCGAAAATGGCTATTGATACCATTTTGATACTGAATATAACAAAAAGCCACATTACTGTGGCTTTTTTTGTTTTATAACTAAATCGGATTGATAGATAAGCTTTGTACTTATTTATATCAGTTCGATTTTTTGATTGGTGTAAAAAATAATCATTGATGGTGGATAAAGCGACAACACAAATACAACATGATTGTGGCATTAGAGTGCTGGTCTTTATTAAATTAATTGAAAGCTACATCAAATATTCTTTAGATAATTCGATATTAGTTCGATTAAGATTCGTTGTATAAGTGAGTTAAAATAAGAAAACTATTAATAATATTAAGTTCACTACAGATGTTGCTAATGGACCATAAGTTTTAAAGACATCTTCACTTTTATAACCAACAATCGCATCTAAAAATTGAACTAAGATCATTGCAATGGATATAGTTATCAAAAATATAGCACTATGAATGACTAAAGAAAAAATAGCTAATAAAAATAAAGGTAAGCTTCGACTAAGTGCATAATATGCATTTATATTATGGCTAGATGCACATGCTTGAATTGAATAACCTAAACTTACACTGGCACTGATTATTGTAAATATTGCTAAAACAAAATACATGTTAATCCTTCTTTCTATATTTGGATATAAACAAGTACTTGTCTAAAGTTATTTAAAAGATAATTAGAATAAATTTATGAGAAACTGGTTGTTATCATTATAATGGTTTCAAATGATTATAACTATGTCATAAACTGAATTTGTTGAAATTTTTCATTATGCAAATTTATTAATAACAAACAGCTCGAACTATAGCATCATTTTACTAATGAATGCATTAAAGTAACTATGACTAAAAATGCATATTAATTATCATTATTAAGACTATTATATATAATGAATTTTAACTGGTTTATTAAACGAGAACGTCGGGAATTAAGTAACTACAATAAAAATAAGATATGACAATAAGGAGACTACACGCGTGATCATTGCCATAATTATATTGATATTTATTTCGTTTTTCTTTTCAGGAAGCGAGACGGCATTAACGGCTGCCAATAAAACAAAATTTAAAACTGAAGCTGACAAAGGTGATAAAAAAGCAAAAGGCATTGTAAAGTTACTTGAAAAACCAAGTGAGTTTATTACAACGATTCTAATTGGGAATAATGTCGCGAATATTTTATTACCAACACTTGTTACAATTATGGCTTTACGTTGGGGGATTAGCGTTGGTATTGCATCAGCTGTTTTAACAGTTGTTATCATTTTGATCTCCGAAGTGATTCCCAAGTCTGTCGCTGCAACATTTCCAGATAAAATAACAAGGCTTGTATATCCAATTATTAATATTTGTGTCATTGTGTTCCGTCCTATCACATTACTTTTAAATAAGTTGACGGACAGTATTAATCGAAGTTTATCTAAGGGCCAACCTCAAGAACATCAATTTTCAAAAGAAGAATTTAAAACAATGTTAGCAATTGCTGGACATGAAGGTGCTTTAAATGAAATTGAGACGAGTAGGTTGGAAGGTGTCATTAATTTTGAAAATTTAAAAGTAAAAGATGTAGATACAACACCTAGAATTAATGTGACGGCATTTGCTTCAAATGCGACATACGAAGAAGTTTATGAAACGGTTATGAATAAGCCATACACTAGATATCCAGTGTACGAGGGAGATATTGATAACATTATTGGGGTGTTTCATTCTAAATATCTGTTGGCTTGGAGTAATAAAAAAGAAAATCAAATTACAAACTATTCAGCTAAGCCATTATTTGTGAATGAACACAATAAAGCTGAATGGGTATTACGTAAGATGACTATTTCTAGAAAACATTTAGCAATTGTGTTGGACGAATTTGGTGGTACTGAAGCGATAGTGTCACATGAAGACTTAATTGAAGAATTATTAGGTATGGAAATTGAAGATGAGATGGATAAAAAGGAAAAAGAAAAACTTTCTCAACAGCAAATTCAATTTCAACAACGGAAAAATCGCAACGTATCTATATAA